CTTGCGACTTCTTACTCCAGAACGACGACAGAGCCTATATCGCATCCTTCTGGGCTGCAGAGCGCTTTGTTCCAGACGGTATCATCAACGGCGCTAGTCTCTGGGATGAAGTTAACAAGCCAGTAGAGACTGCTGCTGTCATGTACCCGTGGGCAGGTGTCAATAAACTGACGTTTGGTATTAGAGAGGCAGAGCTAGTTACAATAACCGCTGGATCTGGACTTGGTAAGTCACAGTTTGTACGTGAGATAGTGTGGCACATCCTACAGCACTCAGAGCATAACATCGGCTTGTTGTTTCTTGAAGAGAACGCACGTAAGACAGCTCTGTCTCTTATGTCACTAGCAGCGAACAAGCCTATACACCTGCCAACAGTAGAAACAACAGAGGAGGAACGCTGGGATGCTTTTGAGAAAACCATGGGCACTAATCGCCTGTATATGTTTGACCACTTTGGAAGCACCAGCATTGACAACATTGTTGCCCGTTGCCGCTACATGGCAAAAGCGCTGGACACCAAGTTCCTGTTCCTAGACCACGTTTCTATTGTTGTATCAGCTCAGAGCAACGGTGACGAACGTAAGGCTCTGGATGAGATCTGCACCAAGCTCAGGATGTTAGTTCAAGAGACAGGCATCACGTTGTTTATGGTGAGCCACTTGAAAAGACCAGACGGCAAAGGTCACGAGGAAGGCGCTGTTAGCTCACTGTCACAGCTCAGAGGCTCTGCTAGTATTGCTCAGCTGTCTGACATGGTGATAGGACTTGAGAGGAACGGCCAGGCTGATGATCCTATAGAACGCAACACTACGCACGTTAGAGTTCTGAAGAATCGCTTTGCAGGCATCACAGGCCGTGCAGCTGGTTTGCTCTATAATCAGGAAAGTGGTAGGATGTCAGAAATTATGGAGGAAGCCTTGTGAGATGTTTAGCCTGTAACGTAGCTTTATCAGACTTTGAAGCAACACGTAAATCTGCAATGTCTGGTCATTTTATAGACTTGTGCAATGGATGTTGCGCCTACACAACAGAAGATATTGACACGATAGACAGGATAGATTTAAAATCGGAGTCAGACTTTGAACCAATGGTGGATGACAATGAGCAAGATAGGTAACTGGGTGCTAGACATCCAAGAAAGACAGACACAGGTAAAACACACGAACCCTTACGAAAGACACAGCAACAAGCCAGATACGGCAAGGCAGTACTATGTTGATTACACTAGACATCGAGACCAACACCAAGCACGACACGATCTGGTGCGTAGTCACTGAAGAGGTGCATACAGGGAACATGGCTGTGCATACTACACCAGAAACTCTGGAACCTCTTCTGCGTGATGCTGTAGGCGTCATTGGTCACAACATAATAGGCTTCGATGCGCCAGTGCTTGACAAGGTGTGGAACCTATGTGTGCCATCTAGTAAGCAATTGGATACTCTAGTGCTCAGTAGACTATACAATCCCTCTCTGGAAGGTGGTCACAGTTTAGACAGCTGGGGCAAACGACTAGGTGATCACAAGATAGTATTCTCTGACTACGATGCTGGACTGTCCGATGAGATGATTGACTATTGCAAGCAGGATGTAGCACTAACTACTAAACTATACAAGCATCTCACAAACGTGCTTAAACAAGAGGATTTTGCAGAAAAATGCGTCGATTTAGAGCACAAGGTCGCCATCATTACGGCGGTTCAGGAGAGAAATGGCTTCGTACTGGACGTCAGTGGCGCGACGTCCTTATATCAGACGATAACTCACCGAATGAGAACCATAACAGCGGATCTACAGAAGGTGTTTCCACCGATAGTGGAGGAGAGATGGTCGGAGAAGACGGGAAAGCAGCTGAAGGACAAGGTGACAGAGTTCAATGTGGGGTCACGCAAGCAGATAGCGGAGCGATTGACAACAGCCGGTGTTATATTCTCTCAGAAAACTGAGAAAGGTTCTGTAATTGTTAATGAAAAGGTGCTTGAAGGTATTGACATTCCAGAAGCTAAGGTTATTTACGAATATCTTATGCTTCAGAAGCGTTCAGCACAGATAGATTCTTGGCTATCCTTCGAGATTGACGGTAGAGTGCATGGTAGAGTCATCACCAATGGCGCTGTGACAGGTAGAATGACGCATCTTAGCCCTAACATGGCTCAAGTTCCGTCAGTGTCAGCACCGTATGGTAAAGAATGTAGATCCTTCTGGACTGTACCACACGGCTACAAGCTAGTAGGGATAGATGCTAGTGGTCTTGAACTACGTATGCTGGCCCACTACATGCGAGATGAGAACTACACCAACGAGATCCTAAGCGGTGACATACACACTGCTAACATGAAGGCAGCAGGACTCACGGATCGCAACCAGGCGAAGACATTTATATATGCTTTCTTGTATGGTGCTGGCCCTGCTAAGATTGGACAGATAGTAGGTGGTGGATACGAGGAAGGTCAGCAGTTGATGAAGGCATTCTTAAGAAACACACCTGCACTAGCGCGTCTACGTGAGCGTGTAGCTAAGTTTGCAGAGTCAGGTACATTACCTGGTCTCGACGGAAGAAGATTGCGTGTAAGGTCAGCTCACGCAGCTTTAAACACACTGTTACAAGGTGCTGGTGCTATCGTGATGAAAGAAGCACTGGTGATATTGTCAAACACTTTAACAGCACGTGCTATACCTTTTAAATTGGTGGCTAACGTGCATGATGAATTTCAGGTAGAAACGCCAGAGCACTTTGCAAAGGCAGTAGGGAAGCTCGCAGTAAAAGCCATTCGGGAAGCAGGAGATTCACTAAACCTGCGCTGCCCTCTGGATGGAGAGTACAACATAGGTAATAATTGGGCAGAAACACATTGACTTTTAGAAAGTTTGTGTGGTATAATATACATAGATCAGTTGTGATCTAAAACAACACTAAAACAAGCTATTTCAATCAAAGGTGATATTATGGAACAAGTAAAACCAGTAACAATCTCAGCAGACGTAATGTGGGCCAACCTGGTAGAAGAGAACAAGCTATCTGGTAAGTACCAGGTGAACCTGTCTAACCTGTCAAGCAACGCTGTAGACGCTCTGGAAGAGATGGGCATCAGTGTACGCAACAAGGCAGAGCAAGGCGACTTCATCACTTGTAAGTCTAGCAAGCCTATTCGAGCGTATGACACAGACGGTGAAGAGATCAAAGGCGTATTGATTGCCAACAACTCTAAAGCCAAAGCTGTCATTGGTCACTACGACTGGACTAGCCCATCAGGCGCTAAAGGTCGCAGCCCTTCTCTCATGAAGCTAGTAGTCACAGACTTGATCCAGTACACTCCTGAAGTGTCTATGGATGATGCCTTGTGATATTAATTGATGCAGACATACTCGTCTATCGTCTAGGATGGTCGTGCAATGAAGAGTCTGAGAAAACAGCCATCAGAGGTATTGATGGCTTTATCACTGACCTTCTAGCATTTCATCTAGGAGCTGATGAGGAAGAGTCTGAGTATGTTCTGTATCTCACGGGTAAAGGAAACTTTAGGCACGAGTACGCTGTCACTGCTCCCTACAAAGGCAACAGAAAAGATAAGGCAAAGCCAGTCCACATCCAAGCACTGAGACAACACCTTATCGAGAAGTGGGCAGCAGTGGTCACTGAGGACGAAGAAGCTGATGACGCTATAGCCATCGCTGCTACTGACTTAGGCGACAAAGCTATCATGGTCTCTCTGGATAAAGACTTTGACCAGATACCGGGATGGCATTACAACTTCGTAAAGCGCAGCAAATACTACGTTACACCTGAAGAAGGTACGCTATTCTTCTACCGCCAGATCCTAATGGGTGACCGCATTGATAACATCATAGGCATCCACGGCATTGGCGAGAAGAAGTCAGCAAAGATTCTTGAGGACTGTAGCACAGAGCGCGAGTATTACGACAAGTGCATAGAGATGTATGACGGAGACGAAGACAGAGTTATCGAGAATGCTAGGATGCTCTGGCTTCGCCGCTACCCTAACGAGATCTGGAGTTTTAAAGGTGCGTAATAACGGACGATGGACTGACGCAAGATTTAGATCTTTTATTATCTCAGCGCTACGAGGCGCTCATGGTAAGTGGGGTGTCAAGCATGATGTTAAGAAAGCATCGTGGGTAGAACGTGGTAAGTACAAGTGCGCTGCGTGTAAGAAGATAGGGCCAGCTACTCTCCCTGCACTCGAAGGACGTAAGCGTAAAAGAAACAACGCAGCAGTAGATCATATAGATCCGGTTGTTAAACCAGAAGTCGGCTTCGTAGATTGGAACACCTACATTGACAGAATGTTCCTAGAAGCGTCAGGCTATCAGGTGCTGTGTTACAAATGTCACGCTGAAAAGACAGCGGCAGAACGTAAGCGGAGAAAGAAATGAGAGATTTAACTGTAGATTTATTGAACGAACTATTTACCTACGACAGAGAGACTGGTGAGTTATCTTGGAAAATGTCTAAGGGAACGGCAAAAAAGGGAGATGTGGTTGGATGTGACAATGGTCGGGGATATTTAAGAGCCAGTATTAACTCCAAGCTCTATTTAGTACACAGGCTTGTTTTTTTAATGCACAAGGGTTATCTTCCTGTAGTTTTAGACCACATTGACGGAAACTCGCGCAACAACAGGATTGAAAATTTAAGACCTGCTAGTAAAAGCCAGAACCAACACAATAGAAAAACTGGCAAGAACAATACGACTGGTTTTAAAGGAGTTTCTTACAACAAAAAAACAGCCAAGTTCCGCGCTCGGATTAGTCACCTAAATAAAAGTATATTATTAGGTTATTACAAGACACCAGAAGAAGCTGATGTAGCGGTAAGAGCAGCCAGAGAAGAACTACACGGTTCTTTCTCCAACCACGGAGATAACTAATGACTAAGCATCTAGTAATACCAGACACACAAGTAAAACCTGGCCAGTCTTTAGAGCATCTTCGATGGGC